GCTTTTGATATTTCCTAGTGCAGATGTTCGACAATATATATTACCAAAATTAACTCCAGCAACTCTTTTTAATAACCTGTCCCAATTTTCTGCTTCAATTGCTCTGTATTGGTCTAAACCATTTTTTGATCATCACCAAAAGGCTGGCAAAGTCTTTGTTGATGTATTCCAAGTCCATTTTTATACATTAATTCATAAACATAATTGTATTCCAAATTATATTTAAAAGTAGCTATCCAATCATCTTCAGTTCTCCAATCGTAAATAGGATAAATACTATATGTATGTTCCAAAGGTTTATCCCTTGTAGTCCACGGCTTGTCTTTAAATCTTTCTTTTTTCATAGACACAATTGTTCTAAAACGATTTAAACTTTCATCACTTCTAATTCCTACAAAATGCCCACATAATGAATGATTGTATTTTTCTGAATACCATTTTTCAAATTCTGGAACAAACTCTTCAAATTCCATTGCATATCTAAAAAATGGAAATATATTGTTATCTTCATTAATTGCAAATTCTGGCATTTCTCGAACCCATTTTTCTTTTTTTGATTTTTCCCAACATATCCACCTTGGTTCAAATACGCTAACTGCGTTTCTTAAAGATAATGGCAAACACACCCAATAAAAATCTCTAATATATTGTAATTTGTTTTTTAAAGTTTTAATGTGTTCTATTGTCATTAGATATTGTGCTTCCATATCAATAAATAAAACATCATATTTTTTATTTTTCTTTTTAGCTATCATTTCTACAAGTTGGATCATAACTGTGCTATCTTTACCACCACTATAAGAAACACATAAATTTTCAAAATTATCAAAAGCAAACTCAATTCTTTCCATAGCAGCGTCAAATACATTTTTGTCATTGTATATTTTCATAATTTTGCCTCCACTCTTCTATAACTTCTTTTGCAATGTTATTTGCCCAATCTTGCTGTTCTTTTGTCATTGTCATCCATGCTTGGCAAACTTCTTGAGCTGTTGCATTTATAAGTCTGTTACAAGTAGCTTGACCTAGCCAACTAACAGGATTAAACATTCTGTTAGTAAAATTAACTTTTGTTGCAATTTCATAGGTGATTGTTGTATCTGTCATTTGTTCTTTTAAATTATCAGAAGTAAGTATTTCATAACATTGTTTTACAATTTCTATATCATGACCATTTTCATACATACCATTTTGATAGCATTCCCAATTTCTATAATTTTTCCATACTGGATTTATATTTCTTTTCATTTTTACCCTTTCTAATTGTGCCTTTGTTTGCGTTTTAAGACACTTTTTACTCAAATCGATAAATTATACCTATTTTATATTTTTACCCCTGTGTGCCCCTTTAAAATAGCTTTTAAGGGTATATTTGATTATTTCTTAACTAAAATCTTGTGAAATTTCACCTCGATTGTCTTTTCGGCGTACCTTTCAAGGATCACTTTCAACTCTTTTAGTTCCTCAATCTGTGTTTTAAATGTTTCTCCATTTGGATATTCTGTTATTTTTATGTCGTATGGCATTATTCTTCATCATCCTTATCAATCCTAACTATTGTTCTGTAATTTTTTTTCTTATATTTCCACACTATTTATTCTCCTTTATCTAATATCTCTAAAAGTATTGCTTTTAAACCAACACCTAAAACCCACTCATTTGCTTCTTCTAATGTTTCTCTAACTTCTTTTATTATGTTTTCTTTTTGTTGTAATTGGTCTTTTAATTGTTTGTTTTCTTTATTTTGTTCGCTTAATAATTTTAATGTTTCCCACCAACCATTTTGCATAGATACTAATTGTTCATAACTCATATTCATAGGATTTATATTTAATAAATCTTCTATTACTTTTTTATCTTCTTCACTCATTACTATTACTTCCTAACTCTTATATACTTTTCTAATTTATATTTATTTTTTGTTAATTTTTCAAAGTCTTTTAATATTTTTTTATAATCTTTTCTCCAAAAACTTTTCCAACCATTATCTTCTTCAATCCAATATTCATCAGGCAAATCAATTAAGTTTCTATTATATAAATAGCCTATTATGTTTGGTAAAATATCTATCATAATACTATTATCATTTTCTGTAATTAATTTATATTTCACTCTTTATCACTTCCTAAATCTCCTGTACTAATTGCAACTCTTAATTTAATATACAAACTTAATATTTTTTCAAAACTTACTTCGTGTGTTAAATAATAAAATAAATCTTCTACTTTTACTTTACTTGGTATTATTGTATATGTCGTTTCAATATTTTCTTCTTCTTCTATTATTTCTTTCACTCTTTATCACTCCTTAAATATTTCCCTTCTGTCATTTCTCTTGAAGGGCTTACTATATTTAAACATTCTTTTAATTGTTTTATTGTATTATTTAATCTTTCTATTTCTTCTTCACTATTTTTGTGTGCTTCCATTAATGAATTAAATCTGTTTTGTAAATCTATATTTTCTTTTTCATAGTCCCATACTTCACTTAATAAACCACCACAATATGTAAACAATTCTTCTTTTGTCATATCTCCTATATTTTTTCTGCTTTTAACTAATTCTTCATAATTCACTCTTTATCAACTCCATTCTAATATTATTCCAACAACTAACGCTATACCTACAATATATTCTGCTAGCTTCAACATCTTGTATAAATATCCACCACTTGCCTTTTGTTTTACTTTTGCCATTATGTCATCTTCTAAATACATATCCCACAAAAGTTGTATTACATACAAGCTGACAAATATTAATAACAACATTCTCATAATCTATCCTTCACTATGCCTATTTCATTTTTCTTAATCTTGTTTATTAAAACGTACCACCAGAACCTTATTCCTCTGAATCTAAAGTACCGAGCTTCGACACCATTCTTTTTTCTAATTATTAGCCACATATCTACAAATCCTGCTTTCAAAAAACTCTTTTGGTTCTTTCTTGTTGCAGCTGTGCGATATTAATTCTAATACCACACCAATCAAAATCATAATTGCTCCTGCAATTGCTAAATACTTAATTATTTTTTCCATAATTTCACCTCTTTTTATTTCTCCATAAACGCAATCTTTTAAACATTTCATATTCATACTTTGCCCTTGGGTCTAATACCTTGCCGCACAATTTGCAAGTGCCATATATTTTTATCATGTTAGCATGGTTGGAATAACCACACTCGCAATCTATATTTGGAATTTCTTTCTTTTTCTTTTGCATTGCAACATCCTCTTTTCCAAAGCGTCTTTTATTTTTCGGCACTTTTGATATGATCCTTTGAACACTCGTTGGTAATTATATCCTCGCAAACTTTCACTTTCATAAACCACAATGTGAGTTTTGTCGTCTTCTGGCTCTCTGCTTTTTATGACCTTATATCTTTCTTTCAATTTCAACGCACTAAACATTTTCGCCCTCCAACATCTCTGACAATTCTTTTCTAATTTCACGCAAAGTCTGAATAATATATTCGTATCTTGAAATTTCTTCCTTACTTAACATCATAACACCTCTTTCAATTCTTCAAGATGTTCCTTGATGTTTTTAATTGTGTCATCGCTTGGGTTTTCAATTTCTTCTTCGACAACCCTCGCAAACCCCTTGTAATATTCTAGCTGTTCTTCAACCTTTTCCATGTAGCTCATGTCCACTTGAATCCACTCTGGCTGATTCCATTCTTCGTAAATTTTTTCTTCCATCTTTCTTACCTCTCTTATCTATCCATTTCACTTTGGCTAACTAAAACCATGTCGCCATTTTCAATTTTTTCAACTCTGTTTGCTGCAACAAATAACAATCCAGTAAATACAACCCCTATCAATACAACTACAACTAATTCTTTTAATTTCATTTCTTTCATCTCCTATCTTGATTTTATTTTATCACGCAGAGTTATAAAAGTCAATCGTTTTTAAAAATTTCTTTTGCATTGTTGTAAAGTGTGTCAAATTGTTCTTTAAATTGTTCTGATGTTATGTTTTTTAAGTATAGATCATTAGCTAATTGAAAAGTTTTTTCACGCAACCACTTTTCTTTTTTTGCCTCGTTGTATAATTCCAATAATAAATCCTCGTACTTTTCAAAATTTGCTGTTGTTGGTTCTAATTCAGAAATAACTTTTAAATAATCAACCATTTTATATTTGTTGCTTGCTAGCTTGCACATAATTTCACTATCAAACATCCCAAACTTTTTATAAAACGATTTAAAGAACACAAATATCTTTTTATTATTAATAAAATGTTTATCTTCTAATTTAGTTGTATTTAATAATTCTGGTTTAATCCATATACAAGATAATATTAATAATTCTAATTCTCCATAATTATACATATATATACTCCTTTTTATTAATAAACTTACATATTATAAATTATCAAACTTACAAAATAATATAAAAAACTTACATAAAAACTTACTCGCATTTCCTTATATTTCAACAAAACTTACAGTTCTTACATAAATTTCTATATACACTATATATAGGAAAAATTATTTTTTTATATATTTATATATATGTGTGTATATCCAAAAAAGTGTAAGATTCGTAAGTTTGCCTTATTTTATAAGGGTTTCGATGTAAGAAAAATGTAATTTAAACTTACATATCTTGTAAGTTCAATCGAATATAATTACCTTTTTCCTTCCTGACTGTCGTCTGGTGAATATATCTACCAACAGAATTTTTTTCTAAAAATCCCATGTCTGCCCAATCTTTTTTTACGGTGTTAAAATCATAACCACCTTTTTCAAGTTCTCTAAATAATATTTGAGCATTAAATGTGCAAAACCATTCATCTTTTATTCCCCAACATTCGCCATAATTATTTTCATCAAATCTTCTTGAATTAGCATTTATTATATTGATAATATATTCTTTAGCCTTGATTGATGTCTTAATATCGTTTTTATCGTTGACATATTCTTCAATGTCTTCAACTTGTAATATGTAATCATCATCAAAAATGCACTCATTTGCTAATTGATTTGCAAGTAATATGCTAGCTAGTGAACTAGCTTGCTTATCTGTTGCTTGGGTTTTCTCTAATATTTCATTAAGAATTGCTTTAAATCTTTCAAATATTGCATCAAAACCTATTTTTTGAATGTATTTAATGTACTCTTTGCCTGCAAATCCATAATTTTCTTTAATGATTCGTGCAATGTCTTGCCCATTTTCAATTATTTTTTCGCCAATTTCCAAGTCAATAACTCTGTTGTAAACCTGTTCCCCTGCATTTTCTTTAACCAATCTATCATTACTGGTAAATAAAAAATTATTAAACCAAACCTTAACCTGTTTTGCTTGACTGTTCTTATTTAACCTACCTTTTTCAGTTCCGTTGCATAGATCCATAACCAAACTTTCTAAATCCAAGTATTTTGACCTTTTAACAATTTGCAACTCGTCAAAATAACAAGTGAAGTTTCTCATAAAACTTGCTACAACAGAATAATAATTTTGCGTGTTATTACTTGAAAGCCTTAACGCACCGATTTCTGGATTGCCCCAAATTGACATTGCCACCATGCAACTTAAAGTTTTACCATTACCACTTAAAGAACTCCACAAATTAACCATATAAGGTTGTAAGTTAAGTTTTTCAAGTAGTGGGCTTGCTAGTGTTGTTGCCATTAGCATTTTAATAACTTTGTGTTTTCTCAATTCTTTTATTGTTTCACGCCATTTAAGAACACTGCCTTTGCTGCTAATTGCATTATAAATGCTTCTAAAATCATCAACACCGTCAAAAATACCATGTGAATCATAAGGAACAAAGTCGTTATCCTTCCAACCAATATGTGAAATACTATCTAACTTTTTAATGTCGTTGATATTCATTATTTCATTAAAATAATTTATATAATACCTGACATTTTCACTTGTAACATCTAAACCATCATCACTTAATAACAACATTTTCTGATTAATTGATAACTGGCTTTTGTCAACAATTAACTCACGCCATTGATTTTCTTTATAAAATATAATCTTAACTTTTTCTTTTCCTGTATCTTCGTTGATATATCTTTCAACTGGTAATACAGGAATATATGAAAACTTAAAGTTAGTTCTGTCTGTTATTCCATTAATGTTACAAGTATAACTGCCCATGTTGTAATTTTCAATGTCATATTTGCATTTTGGTAATTTCAAATTGTCGCCAATTGGTATTTTGTCGCTTAACAGCCTTTCATACTTTTTTAAACTTTCTTTAAAACGCTTTTCAACCCCCAATCTCCTAGCTTCAACAAAAAGAAAATCTTCACGTTCAATTTTGTCTAGATCATTCATTTTAAAAAGGTCAATAAATATTTGCTTGTCAAACAATTGTTTTTCGTCCATATTTATTCTCCTTTCTATCTAACTTTTTCAAAATAATCTTCTATTTCAGCGTTTTCGTCTAAATATTTTGTGATACAAAATGCAACAACTTTTCGACATTCAACTTTTCTGTTTAAAATGTTAGATAAAGTTGGTTGCGCAAGTCCAATAATTTCACTTGCTATTGTTTGATTTATTTTAAAATCAACACCTTCTTTAAACTTATACATCTTTTTTCAATCCTCCTTACATTTATAATTTTACATTATCAAAAATACAATGTCAATATAAACTGACACTAAAAAAGCAACTTTTACGTTGCTTTACATTTTATATTTCAAAAGGCATTTCACCAGAGTCAGTTTCAACAATACTTGCACCAAATATTTCTTCTGCTGTTGCAACTGACTTACGTTCATTGTAGTCATCAATACTCATGTAAGAACCATTTATAAGTTTTACAGAATCGCTTACTTCAATGTCTTTCATTTTGTCTAAACTTCTGAACTTATTAAGTCTAACCTTAACTGCTTTTGTTCCATCTTGTCTTTCGTATTCTTCATATTGGTAAACACCACAAACTTTTTTTCCTGTTAGTTTTTCTTCATCCCAATCCCATTTATAACCTGGATTAGAATTTTCAACGCAAGTAATAAATCCTTTAAAATAGCTTACGTTATCACCTTGAAAAGCTAAATATCTAGTTGAGTTGTTATCCCATGTTTTATCAGAATTTGTGTTGTTATCATATCTTTGTTGAAAATACCCTTTATAATCACCACTTGCAATATCTACTTGAACCCTAAAACTTTCTTTACCACTGTTTGGGTTTTTGTAAACATCTGCCTTTCTTATTATACATTCATAAGCACCAATTGGTAGTGCTTTAAAATCTTCCATTCCTTTTGCTTCCACTTCGCTCCAATTTTCAATTACTTTCATTATTTTTCCTCGCTTTCTTCTTTATCTAATTCATAATATTCTCTAACAACTTTATCAAATGCTTTCAAATCATTTTCCATTTCTGGTTCTGTAATCATATCAAATGGAGTTTTAACACAATCTTGTCCGTTTGTTTTTAATTTAAACAAATATTTTCCGTCTTCATAAACTGAACGAATGCAAATTGTAAATAGCCCTTGAATATCCACCTTTTCATCTAATAGATGTCCTATTGTTTTTGGCTTTATATTTTGTAAATCATCAATATCTTCATGCATTATAAGATAAATGGTTTTACCACCTTCAATATTTTTAATTGCATTTATAAGATTCCAAAAATTATTTGCCATATTATTAAATTTATCGTAACCCTTAATACTAGAATTTTTCATAAATTCATTAGTTATAAGATACCCAGCGTCATCTATAACTATTGTCTTTTTTGGCGTGCTAGCAATTGCCTTTAATATAGTTGCATAGTCATCGCATTTTGGTGCTTTAATGTCGCTTTTAAATGGTAATGGTTTTCCCAAAACATTTACAACTGCAACCTCTTCCCCTTTGAAATTTCTTAAACTTGTAGATTTTCCACTTCCTGATTTTCCAATTAATAATACTGGAACACTATTCATATTTTTTACCCTCCTATTTTCCAATATTTTTATAACTTCATTTTTTAAATAAGGTATTTCAATTATTTCATAATTTTCGGTATTTTCACTAAACCATACAATAAACATTTCTTCAATTTTTAAATTTGTGTATTTTTCTACTAGGTATTTATAAATAGATAACTGAATGTAGTAGTGATTAAGGGTATAGTCCTTTAAATGTGATAAAGGTACTTTCATATTTTTAGCATATCGTTCTGACTTGTGAATATCACTATTTGTTTTGTAGTCAACTAATACAAGCCCACCTGTTAATTTGTTTATAAAAAGGTGGTCTATCGCCGAGGCAATATCGTATTCTTCACTGCCTATTACATATTCATCATATAAGTGTTCTAATCTATCTTTATAATCACAATAGAAATTATCTGCTTGGTCTAATATCTTGTCTAAAGGTGTTTCTAGCCCATTTGTAAACTTTTCTATTTCATCCAATACATTTTCTTTATTCCATAGACTTTGTGCATATAAATGTCCTAAATGGCCTTTATCACAAGCATATTTATTTTTTTGTTTCCACTCATCTAATACTTCTTGAACTGACTTATTATCTCTTTCAGCCACTCTTTCAGCAACTGCTTGAGCATCAAAGTCTTGTGTGTATTGTTCTATTAATCCAGTTGCACCAATTGAAATTGGCTTGTCTTTGTATGTGTAATAATGCCCATCTTCAAAAAATTTAAAATCACCAAATGCCTTATTTAATTCTTTTAAATATTCTTCTTTCGTCATTATTTACGCTCCCTGAGCAAATATTCCGATATAATAAATCTAATAAGTTCATTTGTTTTTATCCCACGTTTTTTTGCTAAATCATCAAGTTTTTGCTTTACTTCGCTTGCAATGTCAATGTGAAGTTTTTTCTTTTCCATATTCTACCTCCTAACTATACCTATTATATCATCAACTAGGTATTTTGTAAATACCTTTTTGGTATTTTTGCACAATAAAAAAACTAGGCGTAAACCTAGTCTTTGACCTCAAGTAGTGGTCCACAATCAACCCTGAATCTAACGCCATCAGCTTCAAGAGTTGCCACCCCATTTTGCGTGTATCTTGTAGGCAAGTCCACATCAACAACTGTGAAAGTTTTATTACAACACCAGTAGTCGCCAGTGTTTAATATAGCGTTGTAATTAGCATTGTTACCTTTGCTGTCACATTCTGCAAGCGGTCCTGACGGAATCCAATCATCAACGCCGACTGGCTTGCCATAGCAAGTTGCATAGCAGCCAATTGCACCGTTTGGATATTTCTTGTTTGGTAATTTCAATTCATTTACTCTAAACACGCCATTGAATTTAACTTTTGATCCAACGTGTAGAACTTGGTCAACTACCTCGCCTGCTGTTCCACCACTTAATTTGGCTTGCACCTTATTTACAAAAGTGTTCCAGTCGTAAGGGTTGCCACGTCTTATGTCATAAGGGCAGTCTTTACCAGTCCAATAATTGTGTTGAAATAAATGCCCACTAACATTAGTTATTCCATTTCTTCTTAAAATGTCGGCACACAATTCAACGGCGTTATCTGTTGCTTTTAAAATGTCGCCATCTGCGTTGTCGCAAATTTCAATATTAATTGTTTTCATGTTGCCGTCGCCGTTGCCATCCAGTTATTCTTATGTTTCCATAAGCCCTGACTATCTCTTACACCTTTAAAAGTGTATACCCATTTCGAACTACGTATCAATAGTAGCCCTACGAGACGATTAAGTCTCTAGTCGATACAGGTTTTTGCTCTAAATTTATAACCTTTAACATGAGTTTGTTGTCCTTTTAGCATTCTTCCTATATGTGATGAGCTTTTTATTCCTAAATCTTTAGCAGCTTGATACATACTATCATATTCTTTTAAGATATTATCATTATCATCAACTAAATATACAGGTTGAATGGCTACTTTAGTATGTTTTCTCAAACCATTATTAAATGCTCTTGTTGTGTTTTCTTGCGTTGATACTATTTCTAAATTATTAATATTGTTATTAAGTTTGTTACAATCAACATGGTCTATTGTTTCATTATCTTTTAATTGTCTAATAAAATTTTCAACTACTAATCTATGAACAAAATGATTAGTTTCTTTTTTGTCTTTTGTTAAAGATATTCTATTATATCCTTTATTAATTGTACCTTTAATAATCTTTTCATCAATAATTCTAGTATTATATCTTTTTGTTAAATGATTATAGGTTTTAAATTTTCTTTTTAGTCTTTTTACTCTACCATAATTGCTTATTTGATAAAGCCCTTCATAGTCTTTTATATCTTTCCATATTTCTTCCATTTTCATCACCTATAACCATTATATCATAGTTATAAATTTAAAGCAAACTTCCCACGGGATTACCATATCTTAATGACTTAGGCTTCCCCGTTAGCATATAACTTATTTTTTATATTGTTATATACCCTGCTGATTAGCAGAAAAGGTATATTAGGGCAATGTTACTTACCCGCGCACCAAGCAACCTCATTTTCTGGAATACATCTTACTGCGTAATCTTTATCAATTACATAGTGCCATGAAGTATAAACATATTTCCAACCATTTCTTAATAAGTTTGCATGTGCTAGTGCATTTGCACCATTTGACCAGTTCGATGTGTTGTGAACTGTTATTCCCCTAAAACCAGTTCTGTTAATACATGGTCGGCAATTGCCATCAGTTGGCGCAAGTCTTTCAATTATCTGCATTTTCTTCACCCCTTCCATCTACCTTAATTCCTGTTTCGCCAAGTTCGTAAATTGGCGCTTCCTGTGAATCAATATCTAATTCTTCTTTTGTTAATGTTGTCATCTTTATTTCTCCTCTCTGTTTAAATAATTAATAACCATGTTCATCAAAGCCGATATTCCAGCAGCTATTGCACCTAGTATAGCACTTTTTATCATAGTTTCGTCAACCCTAGTTGCATTATTTATTGAAACGATCATGCTAGACAAGAACGCTTGAATAAATGTCTTTAACGCACGATTTAAAACATCTTTTTTCATTTTTTATTCTCCTTTTTAATCTGTTGTTTTTGTGTACTGCAATGTAGTTCTTATTTGATACGTTGCAAACAAACTACTTATTGTTATTCTTGTTTCTATTTTTTTTGTGCTTGTTCTTACAAAACTTCTGAAATAATCACTTGATGAAATATAATAAGGCTTTTCCCAATCGCCTGAATTGTTTCCATATCTGTAACACATTGAATTATAATCAATAATTTCTTCTGCATTTAAACTCGCAATATCAGTAGAAGTATTTCCAGTAACATTATAAAATAATGTTATTTCATAAATTGGTTTACCATTTGTCCAAGTGCCAACCCTTTTTTCTGAAGTAGAATAAACATGTAATATTTCTTTGCTAATATTATCATTAATAATATTCTGCATTTCATTTAAGTTGTTTGCTGTTACAGGAATGCTTTCATCCCACTCAAAAATATCCATTTAATCACAACCTTTCTAATTTTAATTTTATTTCTAAATTACCAAAATTTTCATTTGGCATACTCATTGTGTAATATTCATCTAAATATGTGTTTGTATTATTTGATTTATGTTTATATAATCTATATTTGAATATTAAATATTTACTATTATCCATTGTTGGATAAAATCCCAAGTGCAAGTTTTCGCTTGGATAATGTCCGACCTTTTTAGCTCTAGTTAAATCAAGAGTAATTGAAGTATCATCCCTAGCAACTTGAACATCGCCAATTAAATATTCTTCTTCCATCAATCCCAAAGTATTTCCAAATCCCACAGAATAAAGTTGGGCTTTTGTTATTATTGGAATACTTTCACTTCCCTGCTCTTCATATTCTAAATTATATAAAGCGGAATCATTTACTAAATGCAACGGATATTCAAAACCATTACACACACCATCACTTTGGAATATATCTTCACGAGTCACGTTTAAACCTTCATCACCGTTTATTATTATGTTCATATTAGAGGTATCTAAAAAAGTAAAAACAACATTAACATTTCCGAAACCGATCGCTGTTATTTTTCTGCCGTCAAACATTCTAAAATCATTCGCATAATAATTTTGACCATTTGCATAAAACAAACCCTCATTATTAAACAGATAATTTATTTTAATATTATTTTTGTTTCTTTCGCTTATTTTATCAAATTTATTTTCGCCAACATAAGAATCACTTGTTCCGCCAAAAAATGTAATATCAAAATCATTTCTTGACAGTTCAGTGTCATAATCAACATTTTCAATTGGTGTGTCTAACTTTATAAAACAGCTTGAAATTTTGGAAGTCAAGTGGTTCAAATCTAATTGACCGTCAAATATTCTTTTTATATATGTATTTAATATCATGTTTTGCCTTATGTATGTTTTGTCGCCATTCTGAATTTTTACAAAATTATTTTTTACTTTCATACTTCTGACACCTCATATCTTTCTTGAATGCCTTCTTCAATATAACTTGCAGTAATTAACCCATAATTTTTTTCTGGTTCTTCAGTTTCTTTAGACCTAAACAAATCAACATAATTTTCCAAAACATTTGTGTTCCTTAAAACATAATTCCATTTATAAACATTATCTTCATAAATACTAACTTTGTCTGTGACAATATATAAATCATTTATCAGAAAGCATTCTTTGTCTATTTTTACAAGGTCGCCTACATCTAGCTGAATATTTTCATCTACATTTATTTTTACTTGATCTGCTTTTGTTGTGTTTTTTCTCATATATGAATTAGCAATATCTAATAATTGATTGTATGTTTTCCACTGTTCACCCATGTCAATTTGTTTTTCAACAATTCCACTTTTATTTATAATACCTTTGTTTTTGTTTATTTCAACTTCATCAAGTATTTTTATTTTACCCCACATTAGTCCTGTGGCGCTAGTTATTCTTGCAACTTCAATGTCAGAACTGCCGTTGTATTTCATTCCTATAATTAAATTTTTGAAAAACGGATCACGAACCAAAACAAATTCATTTTTATCAGAATAGCTGTCATCAATAGTGACATTACTTGGCAAAATAGCTTTGTTGTTTTCATCTGGCAATATTTCAAAAACGCCAGTTCTAGTCATATCTTGTTCAAACTTACTTAAACTTAAATAAACTTCGTGGACATGTGATAAATTTCCCTGAAAATTTTGTTCAATTTTTACATCAATAACAAATGGAAAATTAAATTCAATTTCATCGCCTGAATGTATATATTCAATTTCTAATAACGGGTTGTAATATTCGTATTTTTTTTCGTAGCCAACTTCTTCATCAACATAATTGTAATATTTTGAATATAGCGAATCCGTATAAAATCTCACATTAGTAAAGTTTACTACGTTACAATAATCTGTTGCGTCAATGCTCGGAATAACATCAATTAAGCCATTTATTTTGTTGTCATCATCATAAACTAATTGTGGTGTTAAGTTCATTAAATAAGCAATGCTGTTTATATAGATGTTTTTATTTACATCAATATACCACCAGAAATTAAATTTGTTTGATAAGTTGTTCAACGCACTTTCAACCGTTTCACTTAAAAAATTAACTGTTATTTGATTGTCGCCAATATTCAAAGCTCTTAAAACAAATCCGTCATTAATTAATGGTTGCACCAATTCTTGAACTAGCGCTTGCAAATTGTACGTTCCAACTGCGTCAACTGTCCTAACTGTTGCCATTGCAAGTGGGCTTAATAAATCGAGTTCCAACTCCCTGTACTCAACCCTGTTTTTCATTTTTGGCAAGACAAAGTTATTTACATAACCTGTATAAATAACCTTGCTTACCTCGTAATTGTCGTCTAACTCTAGCAACTGCACTTCTTGGTATTTCAACGGCAAGTCTGCAATTGTTTTGCCTGTGAAGTCAATTTTTAGTGAACTAAACTTAACTTCTCGGCTTGACTCATTTACTCTATAACTATCAATAATTTTAAAATAACTATCTCTTATTTTTAATCTAATCACTAAACGCCACCACCATTTTTTATCGTTCTTGTAACTGTTGGTGTTACCAACCTACCAACTTTTTGGCTATCCATTTCCACATCTGCATTTACACTTATTGCAACTGGCGTGCTATTTTGCAATGTATTAAACACACTTCCTGTTTCAACGCTAGCTTGTAACTTTTCTTGTTCTATATCAATTGCACGTTGCATATCTCTATAAACATTGTCTAATTCTTCATCAAATCCAACGCCAAGTCCCTGTGCCAAGTATTTACCAACTTCATCACGCATAACAGTTGATGGTGAGTGTATTCCAAATAGCTTTTTAATAAATTTCGTAACATTACCAACCCAACCTGAAATTTTATTTTTTATCCAGCTTAAGCTACTAGAAATCCCTGACCAAATTCCAAAAACTAGATTTTTTCCAATATTTAACATTGTTGATGGCAAGCTGGAAAATGCTCTTATTATTGAAGAAACAATCTGTGGTATTTTTGAAAGCAAACTTGGAATGCTTCTTAACAAACCTTCAGTTAATGCAATAAGTATTTGTGCGCCTGCCTCTATAAATAATGGCATCATATCAATCAAAGTTGGAATTAATTGCAAAATTGCGTCAACTATAACTGGCATTTGTTCTGGCAAAACCTGTGCTATCATCATAATTAATTCTGGCAACATCTTAATAACACTATTTACTAGTTGTACAGCACCATCAATTATTGTTGGCAACAATTGTTTAAATAATCCTGGAAGCATTGGTATTAAATCATTAACTAATTTTACAAGTCCCTCAACAATTTTTGGCGTCATTTCGCCAACTGACTTAACTAATATTTCACCAAAACTTATAACGCTATCTATAACTGGATCTATATCGCCAGCACCACTTAAAAAGTTTTCAATGCTTGCTTTTAATGTATTAAATGAACCTGCAAATGTTTCATTTTCTTTAGCATAATTACCCTCTGCATAAGCAGTTTTTTCAAGAAACATTTCCATTGCAAGTCCTATTTTTTGCGCGTTATCCATACTTGCATAACTTTCGTCAATTCCTTTACTTAAAGCGTAAGCCTCAATCGTTGTTGCGTTCATTGCTACACCTAAATTATCCATCCATTTTATACCCCTAGTTTCCTAGTACTTTAACACTTATTTAAAAGTGGGATTAGACTATATCTTTAACTTAAATATAAAACCTTTTTTATTTCCTTTGTTGTATAAGTGATTATATTTTATTTTTGATGGTGAACAATTAAAATATTTTGCACATTCTTTTCTTGAATTAAATTCAATTGTTTTACTATCACTTGTTGCTATAACTTTTCTACATCTATTTTTCTTTCTTTCTTCATAACCATAGTTGTAATAATTTTCACTTGCAGTTACCCATCTTAAATTTGAAACATTGTTATTCAATTTGTCACCATTTATATGGTCAACTTGTTCTTTTTTATTTTCAATAAATGTTTCTGCAACTAATCTGTGAACGTATTTCATGTTCTTTTTTTTATTTTTTATTAATTGCACATAATAATAGCCACTTGTTGATATACATTTTTTTAATTCTTTATTGGTTTTGTTATTAAAAACCTTTCCATCATCGCTTATTGAATAATTTTCAAATCCTTTTATTTCTTTTATCATAAAATCACCTATATTTATTATATCATACAAAGGTAATTTTTAAAAGATACTTTTTTATATTTAAGTTAGTATGCACTTCCAATAACGTATCAATAGTTATTGTACTCGGTGACGAACCGATAGTCGTTTGACCTTCCTATTTCTAGGCTTGGCACAGGATAACCATAGAACTTAGGCTATTCCTTAGGCTTCCCCTGTTAGCAAGATTATCTCAACAAATCATTTCCTATTTATATTTTAATCTCACACCTTTGATAAAGTTCACATACACTTACTATGCTATTACTAACATAGCAGACTCATAATTAATCGTAAAATTACCTTTTGCAGCACCTGCAATACTTTCCATGGCAGAATCTAAATCAATACCCATGATTGAAGCAACATCAGCAGCTCTTTGCATTGCCTGTGTTGATAATTCCATAGATTCTTTTATTCCTATTCCACTACCTTGCATTAAAGACGACATTTTATTAGCCGTTGCCATAAAATCATTTGCACTAACGCCCATTGTTTCAAATGCGCCTGCTGCTTTCTTTTGAACAGTTTCTGCAAACTCGCCAAATACTGCTTCTGTACCACCAATTTGTTGTTCTAACTCTCCAGCTGCTTTTACCGACTTTGAAACTAAACCTGTCAATGCAACTGCTGCCACACCAACAGAAGCTGCCAAACCTTGAAATCCTTTTTTTGCAATGCTTTGCATTTGGTCTAAACCTTTTTCAAATCCCTTTTGGTTTAAATCAGTTTCAATAACAACTTTTCCATCGGCAAACATCTGAATATCTAATTTCAACATATTTTCTCCTTTCTATTTTACCAAAACATATCGGCAAAATCTTGTTCTTTTTCTTCTTCTGTTCTTTCATCTGGTAAAGAACACGCTTGTTTTAATTTTTTGTATTTCTTTTTTTGTTCCTTATCTTTAATTTTACTCAAATCAACCGCCCTGTATTCCATGTATTTACATATCTTGTTTTCCTCATTTAAACCCTCAAATAGTGCTTTAAATTTCCACCAATGCAAATAGTCAATTTCGTTTAAATCGAGCCTGTAATCGTGTAAAAATGCCGAATAAATGCAATCTGCGTCATGTTCATAAGAATATATTCTTTTTTTGTCGTTTTTTTCGTCTTTTTTATCATTTTTTACTTTATCTTTGCCTCTTGAATAAAACCAAAGTATAACTTCTATTGCTTTTTTTATATCTTGTGGAGGTTCTTTATAAAAAATATTTAATGCCAAAGCAACTTTATCAGCGTCGCTAACATTTTTGTCTTGCATTAATAACTCAAACAAAACAAAAGACCTAAAATTTGTTTCAATTTTAAGTCCTTCATGTTCAGTTGGTAATTTATCCAACAATAAATTCATTATCTTTGCACCCTTTCAGGACTATATTTTGAAACAAGATTGTTTATGCTTTTAACTTGTTCTTCTTTTTGATTAATTATGTCCTCGAATGCTTTTAAACACAAATGCAAGCTATCTTTACCTTCAAATACTTCTTGGCTTGTTCCTTCACCGAAAACATAATCAAGAAATTCTTTAAAAATTTTACATTCTTGCCTTATGCCTTCGGCTAATGTATCATATTTTGTTTTTTTTATTTCTTCGGTTTTATCAAAAACTGTTTTACTACCAATTTCTATTTTTTCAATAAAATCGGCATCAGTAAAATCCGAATTTTTTATTAATTCATTAATTGTCAAAATAAATTACCTCCCTCTTTTACAAACTTGCTGTTGCAGTAAATGTAGCAACTGAACTGTCACTATTTAATGTAGCTGTTCCAAGTATTCTTTTACCAGTTGCTCTTAATGTTCCACTATATGTGTAA